TATTCCCCACTGGATAGTGAAACCATTTGCAAATTTAACAAAGCCTGCGCTAGCATCAAGTTTAGATGCTACTATAGCACCTTGGCCCAACAAATTTTTAATTGTAACAAGTGTACTAGCAGGAGTGTCTTTCCAATTTGCACTTCCAAGGATTGCTTTGATTTGGTCTGTTATAGGAGAGTGAGATGAAGTAGATGAGTTATGCTCTTTAAGTTGTTCCTGATTAACTAGCGCCCCCATATTAACTGTGAGTGATACATTGCCAGTGTTACTAAACATCATTCCAATAGTTAGCTCTTGAGATACAACAACCGCACCCCCTTCTGCCGGCATTCTATCAGGTTCAGGATCTGTTAGGTATGCATACAATATTTCTCCTTTATCTGGATCATTGGCAAATAACCCAATTTCTGACATTCTAAATGCCTCTTTTATGCCGTTATTTGTAATAAACGTATCAACGCTTACGATTTTACCTTCTTGTTTAACTACAAAATTAGTAGTCTCCCATTTAGAGGAGATTACATCAGTTAGTGCCAATGGATTCGTTGCATTAACGCCACTACCGACTTTGATTTTAGTGAATGTCAATTTAGTTTTGCCTGCATTTACCTTCGCTTGAAGATCAGCACCGATATCAGTCATGGTTGCATTTGACCATTCTGCCATATATTCCTCCTATCTAACGCTATTATCTAGCGCTACATTAATCTTCGTTTTCTTAGATTCAACGGTGTAAGACGTTACATGGGTATTCAAATTAATGCGCCATGCATTCGTGAAATCACACTTGATATTCACTTTCCTAGATACACCGCACCATCCGGCAAAATACTTATTGAAGTTAATTCGTCGAATGAATTCAATACCATCTAGCCAGGACCGTACATTTTTAGCCGCATTAATAGCACGTACAAGCTTAGCTATATCTGTTTCGCCTCTTAATGGGGCTGTGATTAGCGTAACCTTGAAATAGTACGGTTTCCCGCCATATTCAAACCATTCTTCGGTTTTTGAATCAGAATATATAGTCTGTACGGCCTTTTCAACAGCATACGGCGTGCCCTTATGGCGGTGAATATCAATTGAGTTCTTCACCATTTCACGTTTAGTCTCTATCGGTAACCCACTATCATAGTCATCCACGTGTAATTGATACGCTAAATGATCAATTACACTCTCTGGTTCAGTATCAATAGACGACCATAATAGCAGAGTATTCGTATTCATAAATTCGGCCAGCATATCATCCCACGTTTTAGCAAGGGACTTAACTGGTTCCCTATCGATTGAGGACGGAAGATGCTCCGCACTAGTATACTTGCTATCAAGTATCATTCTTCCTCACTTCCTGCGAGCGCTACAGCGATTGTATTGGCTACTGCCACGCCGCTTTGTTCTGCAATCGGGGTAAATATAGGTGCCGTTACTTCAACGCGTTTAATTCCGGATACATCCATGAGCATTTGAACCAATCGACTGGGTACTATATCACGGCCCAATTTTGACTTTTGCCATATAACATAGTCATTAACTGCTTTATCTGCCTTAGCTTTTACCACCGTTGCATCGGCGCCTTTTTCAATGTAATACTTAGCGTCGATGTTATATTGCGTAGTAGTAGGTGCTAATACAGTTAGCTTATCAGTCAGAGGCCTACGTTTCTTATCAGATAAATAATCCGTAATAGTCGTGAGCAATTCTTGCCCAGGAAGTCCTCCTCCTGCTAATAAGGGATAAATATTAACCTCACCTGGACGTGGAGAAGATACGCCTACATCTGCCACAAGGTGCGACGCGGACTTTGTAAAATACTCATACGCCCCTTCAGGGCCTGCCACAGAGAACGATTCTGGAGCCTCATGAATACGTTCGCGATACGATTCGTCGTCCTCTGTATCAGAACCACCTTCAGATAGAGTTATATTACGCATCGTATCCACATAAGCTATAGGATCAATAATTGTACTTATCTCGCCCGGCTTAAACCCATTGCCTCGCGCCCCGGCAATTTGTGCTTCTGCTTTTACGGATCCATTAAGTTGACCTGGTAGAATAACCAAATCCTCAACAGTAGCAAAATATTCGCCACTTCCAGTTGATATTCTAGTCCACTTTGGAATAATGACAGAGTTCGTGCGCACTGCTGACAATGTTGCTTGAATTGTTGTAGTCGCTTTCGTTGCCTTTAATCGCTCAACAGCAGCAGGAACAGCTCCAACATGGTCCAAGTTATCGCCTTCTGCATAGGCTAATAGATTTTGTTTAGCTGCATAATTTGCATCGTTCAATAATCGGATAATAATTTCCGAAATTACATTTAAAAATAAAGTAACAGGATCGCCCTCTCCCAAGGTTCGCCCTGTTATTGTTGTGTAAATATCAAATACCTTCTGTTGAACGTGTTCTTTATCTGTGTTAAAAAACTCAACATTAGGTAAATCAGATAATCTCATACAGTCACCATCACTTTCGGAATCAACGCCCCATTTTGTGTGGCGGTAAATGATATATCACTAATTTTGGCACGTGGTTCATACCGTTTAATTTGTTGGAATATGTCGTTAGATAGATGAGCTTGCGCCTGATGGATAGGCATATCAATAATGCGACCATCAATACCAAACTCCCTATCTAGTGGCACGCTACCACGAACAGTAGAAATAATCGTTTGCACATTCTGCAAAATCTCAGCGACTTCACTTTCAGGTGCTAGCGATATCCTATTGTCAGTTACTGGTTTAATTTCATACGTTGCTGACATGGCTAGAACCTCCTCAATATCGTATTAACTTTATTGAACTTCTGACCATATTGATTTAGCATGGACTTTTCTTCTACTGTATTATTATCCGAATATTCCTCAAGAGTTAGAGAAACCTCAATAGATTGAGTCTTACCGTATGCATCCGTGAATAAGCTATCCTCGCTCATAGACATGATGACAAAGTAGTTTTGACTAACAGGTTTACCACCGATAATAAACGGTAATACAGCCCCCGTATCGCGATAATTTCGCAATTTCTTAACAGTACTATCTGGAGATTGTCCAAGTGATGCAGAAATAAGAATCTTACATGTAATTTGTTCCACATCAGGTCCGCTAAATTGTTTGACAGGCTTTTCTAACATCAAATTGTGCTTTTCCCATCGAGCACTACCTGAACGCGTTACATCCGATACAGTAAGAACATTATCTAATGCGGTATAAAATACTATATCCGCCAAATAACCGATATACATCTATACCTCCTATTCTGGTCCTGATGTTGTAGAACCACCAGACACTACACCGCCATGCACATGATGAACTAAGGAAATACCATTGACCACTACATCCCCACCGCTTGAATTAATTGATAAAGTACCTCCAACATTAAGAGTCATATCTCCAGGAACAGTAAGCACACGTTTACCATTATCCGCACCGCCTGGAGTCGGATCCGCACTACTAAAGAATGTGCCAATAATGAATCCATCGGAAAACCCACGTCCGGACCGATTAGGCAACATAATGCACAATACCTGGTCATCAATAGCCGGCATCCAATAGTCCTTATCATGTGCTGCACCTCGATTAATGACAGATAATGGCGCTGTTACAACACCTTCTCTATCTAGGCGTGTAACAACGGCTTTACCTTCTTCAGGAATTGTACTTGAAACATTTCCAATAAATATCATATCCACTAATGTGGATAATATGTCAGTAGCCATTTAAACACCTCCTTACATCAATCGACGTTGAATAATTGGCCCCTAATGTATGCGTTGCTTTAGTAATTAAATAATTACCATCGAACACCCCAAATCCTTCGAGATTAACCGTAACCGATGCCATAATAAGAGGATTGCCAGGAAAACTAAAAGACATTGTATCGGCTTCTTTATTGGCTTCTCTTAGCTTCTTTTTAGCCAATCTCTTTGCCTCAGCCTTATCTTTAACCTGTTCATTAACCTCTAATACAGCAAGGTACGTGTGACCCTTACGGTCAGGATCTTCGAATGTATCCTCGATAACGGATTTCTTATCCTTATCTGTATATTTCACATGGCATGCTCGATATACTTCACGAGTTTTACTTTTGTACGAATAAGATAAGGCTCTAGTAATAATCAAAGGCGGTTGCTCGCCTTCCTTCGTCTGTACAGGTTGATATTGGCCACCTGGTCTACGAATTATAACTTTAGGCTTCACGTTTTCGTATTTGTAATCATCGAATATAATCAACTGTTCAGTGGATACCTTAAGAGAAAACCCCGCATCATTGCATAGTTTCTGCAAGAATGCGAGGTCTGATTCAGCACTTTGTGATGCATCTTTTAACAGTGGGTCAAAATCCGCATCCCATACTAGCTTTAATTTATTATCTTTTGCTTTCTCGGTAGCAATCGCTTTAAGCGTTGTAGTTTTCCACGATTTGTCTTTCTTTTTCTCCCGCAAGTCAGTACCACCGATAATAGCGACACCTTTGATTTTAACTACATCAGGAAGGCTACTGCCCTCGAATTCATCAATTTCAAATTTGCCGATTGGCAACGTAAATTGTTCATCCCCTAATTTCTCCCATGCTACGGTATTAATTGCCACTTCTAGTAATGACCCTTTCACAGGGTACCAATCGCCGACCCATAGACGGCCCCTATCTTCTAGTGAGATAGCCACGTCATCTACAGTTCCTGAAAGGTTATCTGTGAAAGTTACATCAAGAAGGTATTTACTAATATCGTCGGTGATGTCCTTTGACTCCTTACTCCCCCAATGTTGGTAACCAATCGTACACCATGCCCGCCGTGCTAACTTCGTTTGTGGCGTTAAATCTTTCTTCCATTTCTGGACCTTAGCTAGGCTCTTTTGTAAGCTCATATACTATCGCCTCCATGGTGGTAAGAATTCAGGCAAGGAATCAGCAGGAACATCTGGGCATGTTAACACAACACCAGCGGAAAATATCGCCGTATTACGATGTTTTTGGTTTGCTTCTAACAATAGATTAATGTATCGTTCGTTGCCATACACCTTATAAGCGATTAAATCCCACATATCCCCTTGTATTGTTGTATAACTAGTCATAACTCAACCTCCGTTGTCCGGCGGTATAGCTACGCATCATTTGTTCAAATTCTCGCATTTTAGCATCCAATGCCGACATAATATCATCAGTTGAACCATTACCAGCATTTATAACTGGTGCAAATGTAATCTGTACAGGTGCCCCACTATTACTAGATGAGGATACAACAGGCACGCTAGGTGCTAATGATACAGTAGGCGCTACAGCTGACTGCGCACCACTCACACCTAACATTCGTCCGGCCGTTTGCCATAGGTTCATAGCATTAGCACTACCATCAATAGGTACAATTACTTCAGGATATCCAGCTTCACCAATCAATGCGACTTCCGGAGATGTAATCACACCACCATTAGCATACGCATTACCGCCTGCAGCTTGAACACCTACAGTAAAGCCACCACTAAATTGAGCCTTAATGCTATCCCATGCGCCTGAAATTGCATTAGATACAGCACTAGGAATTTGTTTAATCCAGTCTAATACCGCATTATAGGCATCACTTGCCCATTGGCCTGCGGCAGCTACGAAACCGGCTCCCGCATCAGCACATGCACTTGGTAAATTCATGATGAAATTAATAACATCGTTAACCAAACTACTAATCCATGATGTGGCCGTAGCATATGCCTCAGAGGCAAACGAAATAACCGCCGCTACAAACTCAGCGCCCAAAGTGATCATGTACATAGGTAAGTTAATTAAGAAGTTGTAGATATCATCGACCATAGCACTAAATGTAGTAACTGCGAAGTTATAACATTCAGTAGCGAATGATACAACGGCAGATATAACAGCAGTACCAACTTGTACCGCTATCTCTGGTAATCGCAAAATAATGCCTATTATGAATCCTACGGCCATACCAATATATGTTGGTAGGTTTAACCATAGATTTACATAAGCAATTATTGCCGCTTTCAATGCATTAAATGCGCTAAGGCCTAATGATAAGAACCCATTAATTACAGCCATAATACCGGATATAATGGCGCTCCATGCGGAACTTAAAGCAGAACATACGCTATCCCATATTGAACTCAATCCAGAACATACACTATCCCAAACAGATGTTAACGTGGCACAGATAGTATCCCAATTAGTTACTAATAGGTATATCACCGCAATAATCGCCATGATAGCGATTACCCATGGACCACCTATTAATGCACCCGCTGCTTTAAATGCACCCGTTGCCGTTTCTACACCTTTAAATGCCGTGGTAATTGTAGTAATACCTGATGCTAGTTTTGTAGCCGTACCATACAGTAAGGCTAATTTCAATCCATTAGTGACTACGGCGGCAATAGCTTCCTTATTATCCTTCATGAAGGTTACAACAGCTTGCAATACCGGTATTAGTGCCGGTAATATTTGCTGAGCAATCGGTATAAAGGCTTGTGCCAACCCTAATGCAACTTGCGTAGCTTCCGCTTTCAAGATGTTCATTTGTAGCCATATTTCATGGAGTGATTTAGGATCTATTCCGACGCCTTTGATTTGTGATGCGGCCGCTTGTGCATCTGCATAGTTCTCAAATACTTTAGTAAGCTCCATGCCTTTTGCACCTAGCGTTTCAAGCATGAATTCTTGTCCCCGGCCTTGTGCTACCGCATTTTGGTAACCTTTAGCCATTGCATCCAACTGTTGATTCATAGGCAATAACTTGCCATTGGCATCGGTTAAGGATACACCAAATTGACTGAGATATCCTTGCAAAGCTTCAGCACTTTTACCGCCACCAGCCAAAGTCTTATCCATTTTAGCGAAAGACTTTGCGGCCGCTTCTACATCAACACCACTTAATGTCATAATCTTCTTAAATTGTGCCGTTTCAGCGGTTGTCATATGTAATTTATTAGACAATTGATAAAGTGCTTCGCCAGCATTTACTACATTATCTATAATGGCACCAATACCAAACCCACCGGCGGCAACCATAGCGAAACTTGCAAGCTTTCCTGTAATACCACTTACCGCAGCACTAGCACCTTGCGCAGCTGATGCAGCACCTGCTAAAGGACTTGCACCACCCATTTTACTGATTGCATTTTGATGCGCCGTCTGACTTGCGATATTAGACCGTAACCGGGCTTGCCGTTGTAACATAGAATTCAGCTTTTGCTCAGCTGCAATTGCTGCGTTCCTATCGCTAACATTACCAGTCTTTTGCGATATAGCTTGTAGTTTTCTATATTGCGCCTGTTGATCTTTGATTACATTAGATAATTTATTGAGTTCCTGAGATGCTTTTGATACGGAGGAAGATAACCCGCCATCGAGTTTACCTTTAATGGCAATCGCCATTTCTAAGACTTTATTGGCCATTATTTTCTCCCTTTCATTGTTTTATTCTCGCGCTCGATACTATCACTAATGAGCCGAACGTGGACTATGAACTCATCCACGTCTAGCTCTCTAATGAAGTAGTCCATCGGTGTGCTAGTGTATTTACTACACGTAATTGCACACTCAGTAAAATACCGTTCTAGGTCTGTTATTTTTCGGAATTGAGCAAAAAATTCTGTACCTCTAAGCACACTCTAGTGAAATCGGCAGCCGGGAGACTATAAATATCATCCACTTTACATCCGCATACAGCAGCTGCTACATGTGCTTGATACGTCATGGATAATGCCGGAACTGTAATAGTTTTATCTTCACCCTTAGCGGACTTTTCGCATTTAATTAATGTGTACCCGCTGATGCCTTCAAATTGTAAGGAATGACCAGCTTTTACTAATTCAATACCTGTTTGTTCATGTGTTTCGTTCATAGTGTTATGTTTACTCATTAGTGATCGTCCTTTCTACAGACTAAATACCGAGTGCAGCACGAACATCGCCAAGGAAGTCGGTGCCATCAGAAATAGAATCTTTATAGGCGTATTTATCGATTTCACGAACTACCTTGCCATCTTGTTCGAGTTTCAAGTATGTAGTTTCGATTGTGTTCGTTGCATCGATAGTATTGCCAGATTCATATGTGCCATTTTCTTTAGATTTAGCACGGCCACGAATAACAGCACGTGTAGGCACGATTACATATTTATCTTTGCCACTATCCCAACATTGGATAGCACCACGTACTTCTAAGCGTACGCCACGACCACCTGTAAGGCGGTGTGTAGTTTCTGTTGGAGTGTTCCAAGTAAGTTTTGTTTCCATAGAGGAGTAGTGTCCAATAACTGGCGCTTCTACTTCACCTGCAATGCCCACACCTTTTACAGTTTGAGTCATTACAGATTCACTAGGTAATTCCACTTTGGCAACACCTAAACAGTTGTCAGAGCCTTCTTCGTATACACGGAAGTCATTAAGTACTTCCGGCACTTGATTGATAGATGCCATGATTAATTACCCCTTTCTATACTGTTTGAAATAGCGTTTTGAAATAAGAAACATCGTATTCAGAGATGCTTTCAATTTCTTGCGCTGGAATTGGAGGTGTACGGTATTTATGGAAGCGAATAATACCATTCAACAAATCTGTTGTAGGGTTTTCTGCTTCTTTGAATTCAATACGACCGCCCAAGATAAAGCCACGAGAAGTAAGACCGTTAAGACGGATTATTTCACTATCAAGAATTGTCTTGATATTACGAGGCAAGATAGGCATATCCACTTTTTGCCAATAGGTTAAGATGAATGTTTGGTCATCCCAATCATTGAACCGGCGTACACAAATGAATGTATCCTTAACATCAGTTGTGCCAGGATATGCACCTGTATAGTTACCCCAAGATACCCAACCATTGATATTAACGGCCGTCATAATACCTTGAGAGTTCAATAAGTTTGCTTGCGAATGCGTAAGCATTACTTCCTTACCATTAGCTAAGCACAAGCCTGTGATATTCATAGACTTATTGGAAGGGGATAACGTAGGAATATCGCTATTGGATGCATCACATTTGCCAATAATGCCCATGATGTGCGTAGACATATGGAACATATAATCGCCATTGCGAACCATCGGCCAACATACGACTTCAGATTCACCTGTATAGCTATTACCTTTCTTCCATTCGTAAGCATCTGTGTATTTAACAACTTGTGTAGTATCGATATCTACCAAAGTAGTCGCACCAAACAAGTTATTAATAACACGAGATTTTGCTTTCATCACGGAAGCGACTGTAGGATGTTGAGAGAATCCAGGTGCAGCAATAAGACCAGGTACAATACCGAAATGATGATAGATTGTATCAATCAATTCAAAGCCTGTTGCTTTTTCATTACTATCTACACCGCCGATTACGTTTTTATAATCGAAGTTTTCTACATCGAGTTCATCGTATGTGAGGTCCAATGTACTTGCGGAATCGAACTTACCACCTTTGATAACAGAGATGATTAATTGATTTTTGTCATCAAATGCCGCCGTGTAATCTGTGTTGGCCACACCTGTTTGACCGCCACTAGATACTTGCAATGTGTTAAGCAATACTGCAGCTTTTACAATGCATTTCTTTTCTGTCAATGTAGCAGTTGTTGTAGTGGATTTCTTATGTTTAGCAGGATCCAATACGTTAACAAATACGATTGGAGCTACGCCATACAATTTGAATTGTGCGTACATTGCTTCACACAATGTGAAATGTGTCCAATCTTCAGAATAGCCAAGTTGTTGAACAGCTTCTTCCCAGCTATAACAGATGATTGGCTTATTAATTACTGCGCTAGGGTCTTCTGTAAGGTGTACAGGTGCAGTACCGAACACAATTGGAAGGCCGGCAGTAGTTTGGACAGGAGCAATTACAGAGGTAGCTTGCTCACTTGTTTTGACGCCATGATAAAAGGCCATTTACTTCACTCCTTTATAATTCTTCAATGCGTTAACATAGAATACATTTAATTGTGTGCCTTGTGTTCTCACATCAATCATTGCTTGGTTGAGTTCGTCCAGAGGCACGAATAAATGCATAAAAATAGGGTCTTCCGCTTCCGGCAGTGGTGCACCGTCGCTAAATACCATGAATTGATTTAACCGGCTACTGCGGAACGAAGGCCCAACATATACAACAGGGTTCATCGTTGTCTCCTATTCAATTACTTTATTATCCGTAAATATCTTGTTAAGATTTCTACGAATAACTGGAATGTACACTTCAAATTCAAGATATCCAACCCATTGAGGGTATGGTTGATCATCAGGAATTGTTGTATTAACGGTATTCTCCTTAATTTCATATTTAAGTGCTACTGGATTATCAGATAGTAACCGCTCACGCACTACCTCTAAGAGGTGATATAGTCCGACATGACCTTTTGTTAAGGCCTCGTCATAAGTAGTTACCAATACAGTAATACCTACCGTCGAACTATCCGCATCACTAACAGAATACGGATGCACTACTACGGCTGGACATAACTTGCGCTTATCTTCATTCTTATCCACCCTTGGTAAGAACCCGCTCCATACTCGAATAGGGCTCGTGGCAACATCACTTGTTTCATTTAGCTTGCACAACTCATCCATGAGATAGGCGGCAATGCCGTCTGATACATCTAATGGTGTCATTAGTTACCTCCTAACGCACGCTCTAATTCGTGATATAGGCGCTTTTCATACATTTCCATGCCTTCTTTTTGCATGGCATTCATAACAGTTTCATTACCAAACATTTGCGGTAAGGCTGGTCCATATATCCCTTTTAATGGGTATCGGTCCTTGCCTTGGCGTTTCATGAATATACCAGATGCACTAACAAAGCCATTTGGTACCTTTGTTTCTGTACCTTTTTTAATAGACACAAACACACCTTTTCGTTTAAGCGATTTAATCTTAAAGTACTTTTGAGCGCTAGTATAACCACCTTTGATACGCATTTCTGTGCCATTATTCAATTTATTAATAGATACACCAGACTTTACGACCGATACACCTTTAATGGCGTAGATATTACATAGTGCTTGCGTA